ACCGTTGCATCTATTACATCAGAACGTGTATTTAAAGTTGTTGCTGATTTTAAATTAGGTGCTTTAATACCAACATTAAGTGCAAGAGCTCAAGTTTCATTACTTACATGGCACGGTGCAACTGTACGTTCAGGTGCATTTGATGATCAAAACGGTATCTTTATAGAATATGATGGTGCAAACTTTACTTGTGTACAACGTACTGGAACACTACAATTAGCAGGTGTAGTAAGTATGGCTGTTGACAGTAACTTATGTACTGGAGTAGGAACAAGATTTAGAGATCAAATTAAAGCAGGTGATAGAATTATTATTAAAGGAATGACTCACGTTATTTCTCAAATTACAGATGATACAAATATGTTTGTTACACCTGACTTTCGCGGTGTAACTCCAGCATCAGCTTGTAAGATATGTTTGGTTTATGATAAGAAAACTAAACAAGATGAATTTAATAGAGATAAACTTGACGGCAAAGGTAGTAGTGGATATATTGTTGATGTATCTAAGATGCAGATGATGGGAATCCAATACAGTTGGTACGGTGCAGGATTTATTGACTGGATGTTACGTGGTGATAATGGTGAGTTTGCATTCTTCCATAGAATGAGAAACAGTAATATAAACACAGAAGCATTTATGCGTACTGGTAATATGCCAGTTAGGTATGAAATTACTAACGAAGGACCAAATGGTAAACTTGCAAAAGATATTGATGATAACCAAACATCTATTCCACTAACAGATGCAAAATATTTTCCAAGTAGTGGAACAGTATATATTGATGGTGAAATGATTGGATTTACAGGTGTTGTAGGTGATACACTTACAGGATGTACTAGAGCGGCACCAATGTCAAATTATGCATCAGGAGCCAACAGAACATATACAGCAGGTATTGCCGAGCCACATACAGCAAAAACCGGTGTGCCACTAATTAGTAATACTATATCACCAATTATATCACACTGGGGATCAGCGTTCTTAACAGATGGCGGGTTTGATACTGATCGTGGTTACATCTTCTCATACGCATCAACTGGTAACGAAATTAGTACAACAAGAAATACAGTTTTCATGCTTAGACTAGCACCTAGTGTTTCTAACGCTATTGTTGGTGACTTAGGAGAACGTGAACTACTTAACAGAGCCCAGTTGCTACTTGAAGGTGTTGAAGTTACATCAGATACAAGTACAGGTGGTATTGTTGTTGAAGGTGTGTTGAATCCACAAAACTATCCACTTGATCCAGGTAACATTGGTTGGGGTGGATTATCAGGACTAGCGGCAGGTGGACAACCTAGCTTTGCACAGGTGGCACCAGGTGGATCTGTTACATGGAGTACAGGTGCTACACAGGTAGTTAGAAATGCAACTACAACATCACAATTATCAGCGTCAGCTGATTCATTGTATAATAGAACTTATCCTACAACATATCACTATTTCTCAACTACAGAATGGGATGGTTTAGATGATAATGTTGTTTCTGGTACAGAAATTATTGCAACAGGTAGTCCAAGTTCAGGCGCTTCAGACTTTCCAGCAGGAACAACAATTTACGACATTTATGAAGAAACTTGGTATAACAGGGTACGTATTAGAACTACTAATAATAACCATAGTCCAATTACTGCTGGTGAAGCCATTACATTTGGTATTGGTGGTGATTTAACTTATACTAACTATTTGTACTTTACAAAAACAAGTTGGGAAACAACTCAAGCAGTTTCTGGTACAGAAGTAAGTGATGCAAAATTTCCGGCAGGTACTGCGGTATCAAATGTTCAAGGACCATTAGAATTTAGTGGAACAGAATACTATAAAGTAACGTTTTCACAAACGTCAATTGCAACTGTAACTGCTGGTGCCAATGTAGGGTTCTTATTTGGACAACCACCGTATGCACAGCCAGGTGAAACTGTATTTTCGTTTATTGCAAACCCAGGTGAACTTGCAAACTTAGACTTAACAGGATTGAAAGAATTAACGAATACTACATTAGGTGGACGAGGAACTTATCCTAACGGTCCTGATGTATTAGCAATTAATGTTTATAAGACGTCGGGTGCGGCAGTTAACGCAAACCTTATTCTAAGGTGGGGCGAAGCTCAAGCCTAAAAGTTAAAAGCAATTGTTGAACGTATTACACCTTCTTGGCTAGGTAATACTGTATGCTTTAAGTATGAAGGAAACATTAACATTCTTCCTTTAATAGGTTGGTATACACTTCCTTGCCAAGACCATATAGCATTAATATCATAATCTTGTGAATATTCAGTAAATGGATTAGGAGTTTTAAACATTAAACCTCCGGCGTGTTCGTTTGCTCTAACCCAGTATATTCCAGAAATACGTCCTATACCATGTTCATGTTCATTGTGATGATCGTTTTCAATATAATCTTGCACCCAATATTCGAATTCATTTAAATTATTTTTTATTTGTCTATTAATTGCTTTGTAATTACAACCTTCTTGATATAGGTCTTTACAGTCACGTATCTCACGCCATAACTCAGGAAGCTCTTTTGGTAAGTCTGCTATTATTTTTTCAGGTTCAAAATAATCTGTAGAGTGCGGAGCAGGGCCTTCACGAGAAGGCATCTTATCTAAATTTTTAACTACAACTTCTTCTACTTTATCAGCTACATCAGGTTGTACATCATGAATTAATAATCCTACAGGAAACAACGGTTCTATATGCATTAAATAACCTTTGCAGTAGTTTGTGAAGTTGCATCACTAATTGTCGGGTTAACACCAGTATCTTTATCCATGACTTGACTATCTCCAGGTATAACACGATAATTATCTTCAACTGAATCAGCTGTACTAACTTCAGTTATACTACCTGGTTCTATGCATACTAATTGATGAGGTTGTAAAGGTGGATTATGCCAAGTGCTTCCTGCTACTAAATCTTTTTGCAAAAGCTGGGCAGTTGTAGTATCAATCCAAAGTAATTTAAATTGACCATCATTAACAAACCATGTTTCATCTTTTTCTTTATGAAAATGCATAGAAAATTTTGCTTCACGCTTTTCAAAAACTAAAATTTTGCCACAATACTTTTCAGTAGAAGCCCAGATTAATTCATAACCCCAACCCTTTTCTACTTTACCTTTCAATTGCGTCATAATATAAAATGCTCCACTGGTCTAAATTTATGTTCACCTATAGTATTACTTAACTTTTCTATGTTTGCTTTAGTATAATATTGGTATTGAAGTCTTAACTCATCTGGTACTGGAATCTCTATAACTTCAGCACTATATTTTTTAGCCATTAAATCTGCTATATGTCTAAATGATGTTGCTTTTCCTGTACCAATATTCCAAATATCTGTTGAATCAACTGTTAAAAACTTTACCAAAATATCACATACATCGCCAACATGAATAAAATCTCTATAAATGTCTTGACTACCTTCAAATACTTTTATCTTTCCAGTCTCAATTGCTTGTTTTTTAAACTTATGAAAGACACTCATTTGGTCACCTTTATGATCTTCTCCTGGTCCATATACATTAAAAAATCTAAAACCTTGAACATTAATTTGGTATTCAGTTACTGACTTAACAAATCTATCAAATAAGTACTTGCTCCAAGCATATGGCGACTGTGGTGCTACAGGTGAGTTTTCTTTAAACTCTTTACCGTTTCCGTACACGCTGGCACTTGAAGCATACATAAATGTTACACCAGACATATCACATAATTCTAACATTTTAATACTAAACTCATAATTTTGTTTTAAAACTTTATCAATATCTGTTTCTGTTGTGTCACTAATTGCTCCTAAATGAATTACTCTATCATATTCTTTTGGATCTGGAAAACGATTTTCACGATAATCATATCCTTCTATTGTATGCCCTTTATAGTCAAGATAAGAAGCTAAATTTTTACCTATAAACCCATTTGGACCTGTAATTAAAATTCTCATATATTGTTCGGTTCTATTTTTATCCAAGACATACTGCCTTGTCCTGTATTATTTTTATCTTGTCTTCTTATAGTTGTCAAAGAAAAATTATGCCCTTCAATAAACTTTTTATGCATTAATAAAAAGTTAGGTATATTATTTTCATTTAACTTATTAACTAAAAGTTTTGTGTAATAAAACCCTTCAAGATAATTACCTAATCCATCTATAAAAATAGACGAATAATCATTTATACTGGACAAAGCCCATGTTATTAATTTTTCAATAGTAACAACCTCTCTATCAAAATCAGAAAATACACAATCGACATTACTAATTGTTCTAAACCCTATTTCTTGGTTCAACAAAGTAAAATGATTTTGTATTTCTATTTTTTCAGCCATAGAATTAATAAACTCTGAATAAGTTTCACCAACTTGAGATACATATTCCATACCATTATCAATGGTTATACATTTACCTACTCCATTTTCTTTCATTGCAGATGCAACGGCAAACGCAGTACAACCTAGTCCAGTGCCAAACTCTACAAAAGTGTTATAATGTTTCATTTTAGTTAATGCATAAAAAAATAGTGAACTATCTTTAGTATTATATGCATCTCCAAAACGTTCTAAGTGAGTTAGTAATTCTAAGTTCATTGTTTAATTTTCTTTATTAATTCTGTTGTTGAATGTCCTTCTACTTTTGGAAATATAATAACATTAGCTAGTTCATGTCCTACAGTTGTTTCAACAGTATAGTCACCACCTTTTACAATAACATCAGGATTAACTTTCTTGATAGCATTTAATGGTGTATCGTCATCAAAGATTACAACGGCATCTACCCATGGTAATATTTGTAATTGTTCAAGTCGTTTATCTTGATCATTAATTGGTCTATCATCACCTTTTAATTTTTTAACACTAGTATCACTATTAATTCCAACAATTAATTTTTTACCTTGCTTTTTTGCAAACTTTAAAAGTTCCATATGACCCGTATGCAATATATCAAATACTCCATTAGTCCATACTATACCACGATTTAAATCTGCAGGTGTAACTGGAACTACACCACGCTTTTCTACGCTACGAGTGGCGGCATAACAAGCAAGTTCACAAGCATGAGGTATATCTATACCCTTATTAAATGCATGAACAATAACTGCTAAAACAATATCTCCAGCACCTGTAACATCTGCTACTTCTTTTGTATCTTCTTTAAAATAATTATATTCACCATCTGTATTTAAAACATGAATTCCATTAGCACCATCAGTTACGACTAACCAAGTCCAATAATGATCTCGCATATATTCTAATGCATTAGTTTTATTATATTTGCCATTCCATTTTTCATATTCTTTCATATTAGGTTTAACTAAAAATGCAGAATCATAAAATCGTGCGTCTTGTTTTGGATCAACAAATATTTTGGTATTAAAAACATCTGCTTTAACTATTAACTCATAAACAGTATCTTCAGTAACGCTTCCTTTATTGTAATCACTAATTATAACAATATCATTATCTTTGTAATTCGTTTTTAGTCGTTGCCACGCTTCATCTCCATGATGTGTTGTTTCTTTATCCCAACGTAAAAGATGTTGTCCTGTATTTCCTACTAATCTTGTTTTGGTTGTTGTAGTTTCAGAATCATTAGTTAAATTAACATCTATATTTGTATATGCTAATAGCTTAAGAATACGAAGACCTTCTTTATCCTTACCTATTGATCCATATAATTCTACATCATCATCAAGATGCTTTAAGTTAACTGCTAAATTGGCGGCTCCGCCTAAATTAAATTTTTGATGCTTTTCATTTAAAACTAAAACATCTGCTTCTGGTGATACTCTTTCAGCAGTTCCAATAATCCATCGATCAAGCATAATATCGCCATATACTTTAATCATTTTTTTCCATCAACGATACTAATTTAAATACTGTTTCTAATTTTGTTAAATTTGCTTTATTTTGTAATGTATTACGTAGCCCTTGATGTAATGGTTTAGGCCAGTTATTAAAACTTACCCAAGCAAATCCATTATGTTCTTCGTTTAATTTTGGAATAAATTCTGTTTTTACAACACAAAGATATGTATGAAAATTAAATTTGTCATCTCTACTAACAAATGTTTCTAGAGGAATAGACTTTACTATAGGAGGTTGTTCACCAATTTCTTCTTTAATTTCTCTTTGTAATGCTTGGAATGGAATTTCTTCACTTTCATTAGTACCGCCTACAAGACCCCAAACATTACTTTGTTTACTTTGGACTCTATGTAAAAATAAAAATCTTTGCGTATCTAATGTGTAGAAGAGGGCACCACTACATATAATATTAGTCATACTAATAATTATGCTAAAGTGCTAGGCGCCAAGTGCCTTTTCGATACTCACCTTCGAAACTTAATGTCCATGCTGTACCGTCCCATTTATATTGGATACCGGTATTAAGGTTGGTTGTATATTTGATATCTACAGTTGAATCAGATCCATCATTATCACTAGCATTGAATACTATAGTCCAAGCATTATTATCCCATTCAATTATATCATTTACTGACGCAAGTAAATCGTTACCATTAATATCTTTCCAAGCATCTGCACCATCTACATTAGTCTCAGCTCCAATATCACCTAGTAATAAAATTCTAGTACCACTTGCTTTAATATCTGTAGGATTAGTTCTTGTTGGGTCAATTATATAATCAATAGTTCCTTTAGTAATTGCTGGTCCGTCAAATACTGAATTAGTTGGAATAGTATCTGTATCCCAGTTTACAATAAGTTGTGTTTCGTCTAATTCATTAAGTGCAAATGTTCCTATAACACTTCCTAAATCTAACCTGCTTAAATAAATTTTACTTAATCCTGCTATGTACTCTCCAGGTAATACATCTAAAACTATACGCCAATTTAATTCACCAGCAATACCTTTGTCACCTAATACAACAATATTATTAGTTACTATTATATCATAATCTTTAAATGTAGTAATTGCTAATGAAGTTGTATCAGTTCTACTAGCTGTTCCATGTTTCTCAGTATCAACTGTTGTGTCATCATCACCTTTAACATCTTGTCCTGGTGAGTCATCGTGTTTTACAAGTTCAGGTGTTGCTGAACCTAAATTAATTGTACCTTGGCTTTCATCAAAAATACTCATTACAATAGCTGTTATAACACCTAACTTTTTAACCTTAGCAGGAGGTGATAACCAAATAGGAGTACTAAACCCTAGTTGTCCAACATCAATCATACTTTCTGTACCTATAGGAATACTTCTAGTTGAGAACTGAATGTTTTCTAAATCTACTACACTTAAACTAGTCCAGTCAATATAATTATCAGTTGTTTGAATTTCTAAACTTGGGTTAAACAAAGTTAATATTTGTTCTATTATTTGTAATTTTTGTTCTGTATTAGTTGACCAAATATCACAATTTATACCTAACTTAAATGGTGTTGGTGCTAATCGTTCTACGGTGTAATTATTTCCTTGTGTATTTAAATATTCTTCCCCGTCAGCATCATAACTTCTTTCACGTAAATGAATTTTTCCTGTATAAGTTGCATCGATAGTTCTACTTCTATCCATTTCTAATCCAGTTACATAAACACTTATTCTAGGAGCACTAGGTATTTTATTCTCGCTATTATCTCGTATGATATGGCCAACCTGACGGGTAATGTCACCATACATTACAGGTATTTGTG